CCATCCCAATTAAATGTATCTGGTGTTTCTACATTTGCTGGTGCTATAGATGCTAATGGAAATTTAGATGTAGATGGACATACTGAACTTGATGATGTTAATGTATCTGGTATCTCAACTTTTAATAATAATGCAACGTTTGATCGTTTTATTTTAATCCCTGATGGAACACAAGATGGAAGCTCTGGTGCTTCAATAAGGATTGGTGATAGTCAAGACATGCAGATATTCCATTACGGGGGTAATGGACAGATCCGTAATGATACTGGTATGTTGAAGATAAGAGGATCCTCTACTAACAGCTCCAGCATTAGGTTTGATAATACTGTTGGTGAAGTATATGCTAATTTTGCTGCTAATGGTCCTGTAGATCTTTACCACGACAACTCTAAAAAATTCAGTACCACTGGTTATGGTATTACGGTTTATGGTACAACTGAAACTCAGACTTTAAATGTAACTGGTGTCTCTACATTCGGTGATAGTTTAGATGTAGAGGGGCAACTATATGTAGCAAGTAACATCAGGCATATAGGTGATACTGATACCTATATTGAATTTACTAATGACCAAATACGATTTATTGCTGGCGGTAAAGCTTTAATTCATGCTGAAGAAGCATCTACTGATACTGTTATAATCAATGATGGTGGCAATGATCTTGATTTTCGGGTTGAAGGACTTGATGACGAGTATCAAATTTTCTCTGATGGTCTCACTAATAAGGTTGGTATTGGATCAGCTATACCACAAGCAAAATTAGACGTAGCTGGTACTTTCATTGTATCGGGTGTTTCTACTCTTGCTTCTAGTGGAGGTATTACTACTACAGGCGGTGATCTGTATGTTGGTGGAGATTTATATGTAAAAGACGATCTAACATTTGATGAATTTACTGCGAGAAATGCTAATATTACTGGTATTTTAACTGCAGCAACTGCTAATGTTAGTGGAACATTAACTGCTGGATTAATCGATGGAGGTACCTACTGATGGCAAAACCAACAACTAGACAAGAACTTAAAGATTATTGTTTAAGACAATTAGGAGCTCCTGTGTTGGAGATTAATGTTGATGATGATCAAGTAGATGATTTAATAGATGATGCGTTACAACTTTTCAATGAACGTCATTTTGACGGTGTTGAAAGGATGTATTTAAAATATAAAGTAACACAGGATGATATTGATAGAGGAAAAGCAGATCCTACTACTGGTGTAGGTATTGTTACAACAACTGCCAATTCTACTGATGTAAGTGGTGTAGGAACTATGTCATTCAATTGGTATGAAAATTCTAATTTTATTCAAGTTCCAGAATCAGTTATTGGTGTAGAAAAGATATTTAAGTTTGATACCAGTTCTATTTCTGGTGGAATGTTTAGTATAAAATATCAATTATTTTTGAATGACTTATATTATTTTAATTCTATTGAATTGCTACAGTATACTATGGTAAAAAGGTATCTAGAAGATATAGATTTTCTATTAACTACGGATAAGCAAATAAGATTTAATCAAAGACAAGATAGATTATATTTGGATATTGATTGGGCTTCAGAAGAGGCTGGAACTTATTTTGTTCTTGATTGTTATAGACTTTTAGATCCTACCACATTTACTGGTGTATGGAATGATTCATTCTTAAAGAGATATGCAACTGCTCTTATAAAAAGACAGTGGGGTCAAAATTTAATTAAGTTTAGAGGAGTCAAATTGCCTGGTGGAATTGAGTTTAATGGAAGAGAAATATATGATGATGGTCAAAGAGAAATAGATTATATTAGAGAAAAAATGAGTAGTGAATATGAATTACCACCTCTTGATTTGATAGGATAATGGCACTAAATTCCTTTTTTCTGCAAGGTTCTCAAGGAGAACAAAGATTACTTCAAGATTTGATTAACGAACAGTTATCAATGTATGGGGTTGAAGTACTTTATCTACCTAGAAAACTTATTAATACAGATAATATTTTTAGGGAAGTAGAATCTTCTGCTTTTAATGATAACTTTGCAATAGAAGCATATGTTAACACATATGAGGGATATACTGGTGCTGGAGATATAATGACTAAATTTGGTATGAGTCTTAAAGATGATTTGGTTGTTACAATATCCAAAGAAAGGTTTGAGGATTTTATTGCTCCATTTTTAGTAGCAATGCCAGAGAGTGAAATTAATGTAGCAACTAGACCAAGAGAAGGAGATTTAATATATTTCCCATTGGGACAAAGAATGTTTGAGATAAAATTTGTAGAACATGAAAAACCATTTTATCAATTACAAAAAAATTATGTATATGAATTACAGTGTGAATTATTTGAACTTGAAGATGAAATTGGTGGATGGGATGAAGCTTCTACGGGTATTGAAGAGGTTGATAATAGTGTCTTAGAATATGGATATACAACGGAATTACAATTAATTTCTATAGGTTCAACTGCAACTTTAGGAGTAACTACATCATCAGGATATATTAGAAATATTTTCCTCAATAATGATGGATATGGTTATACACAAATTCCTACAGTGGCAATTACTACAGCACCATCAGGTGGTATAGATGCCAAAGCAGTTGCAATAACAACTCATGTTGATAACATATATTCTGTTAAAGAAATTTTATTAACTCAACCAGGTTTTGGTTATACGGTAACACCAACAGTTACTATAGTAAGTACCGCAACTACTGCTACAAATGGTGTTACTACTACTCATGGTGTAGGAGCAGCTGCTACTGCTAGATTGGTTACTGATGGGGTGGGTCTTGGAACAATAACTATTGTTGATGAAGGTTCTGGTTATGTCAATACACCAGAATTATACTTTGCTAGCCCAACTGCTGCTGCTGGAATTGTAACTGCAAGTGGAAGAATAGTAGTCGGTGCATCAAACACAGTCAGTGAAATTCTTATTGCGGATGCTGGTATTGGGTATACTGTTGGAACAGGAATTGCTACCGTGGGTTCTCCTCAGTTGATAACAGGTATTGGAACGTATCAATTCAATGAGAAGGTTGTAGGGTCTGTTACGGGTGCTACAGGTAGAGTTAAGAGTTGGCATAAGGATACAAATATACTCAAACTTGGAACTACAGACGGTGAATTTGGTGCTGGTGAGATAGCAGTAGGATCTACTTCTGGTGCACAATATAGTGTTGATTATATTAAGTCAGCTGAATTTGCTGATAAATACGATCAGAATGAAATAATAGAGTCAGAAGCTGATTCTATTGTTGATTTTAGTGAATCAAATCCCTTTGGCCAAGTATAATGTTAGGAACTTATTATTACCACGAAATTATTAGAAAGACTATTATAGCTTTTGGAACATGCTTCAATGCTATTGATATTCAACATAAAGATGGTTCAGGAGACCAATATTCGGAATTAAAAATTCCTTTATCATATGGCCCTGCTCAAAAATTTCTTGCTAGATTAGAACAGCAAGCAGATTTAAATAAATCAGTTCAAACGACATTACCTAGAATGTCTTTTGAGATGAATAATATTGCTTATGATCCTACCAGAAAAGCAGGTGTTACTCAAACGTTTAAGACTTCTGATGGAACTAATTTGAAAAAGGTTTATATGCCAGTTCCTTATAATATTGGATTTGAATTGAGTATTTTTACAAAATTAAATGATGATGCATTGCAGATTGTAGAACAGATATTACCCTACTTTCAACCTGCATTTACTTTAACAGTTGATTTAGTAAGTTCAATTGGGGAAAAAAGAGATATTCCATTAGTTTTGGATAATATATCATTTCAAGATGATTATGAAGGTGATTTTTCAACTAGAAGAGCACTTATATACACTTTAAATTTTACAGCAAAAACTTATCTCTTTGGGCCTATTGCTGAGACCACTGATGGTCTTATTAGGAAAGTTCAGGCAGATTTATATAGTGACACTGATGTTAAGACGGCCAAACGAGAAATGAGATATACTGCTACTCCTGTTCCAGCTGATGCTGGTCCAGCAGATGACTTTGGATTTAGTGAAAATTGGCAAGATTTAGGAGATTCTAAAGATTATAGTCCAACAAGACAAGAGGATATTTAAGAGTCATGTCTACTTATGATCCTATTGATGAGGCACTTAATACTAGTAGTATTGAAGTAAGTAATACTCCAGAGAATGGATGTGTTACAAGAAAAGAGAGTCTTAACAATGTTACTGAAGTTAACAAAGATTATGAATACACTCGTGCCAATTTATATTCTTTGATTGAAAAGGGTCAAGAATCTCTTAATGGTATAATGGAAGTAGCAGGTGAAACTGCAAGTCCTAGAGCCTATGAAGTTGCTGGTCAAATTCTCAAGTCAGTTGCTGATACTACTGATAAGTTGATGGAACTTCAGAAAAAAGTTAGAGAAGTT